GGATAATATTCGAAGGTCTGTCGGGAAAGCTTCTAGCTCCCTTACAGACTTTTTGTCTCCTCTTATTTTACAAAATATCTTAATCCGATCTGGATTTGATACTATAGATAAAGTAAGTGGAGTTGTTATTGAAAAACTTAAAGGTAAGTCAGATCAAGAACAACTGGAGGTTTTAGTAAAGACCCCCAAACATGAATATGTTCCGAAGGTTGAACATGTCCCGACCGTTCCTAAACCAAAAGGACAAGGGAAAGGAAAGAACAAAAATAAACCAAAGGAACAACCGAAGCCAAAAAAGGAGAAGGAAGAAGTTAGTACAACTAAAACTAAACCATCTCGATTTGAGCTTCGGGGTCCCCCCAAAAAGATAAATACCATTAAAGGTATATTTGGGAAGGACACCAACGTACAAGATATATTGCAACAATTATCTGGACTTGGTATAAAAAAGAAATCTAACCAGAAGATTGATTTCTTTGCTATATGTAGCTTCCTAGAAAGAAAGGGAGGTAAACTCTCGATCAAATCTGGGAAGAAGATTGGGGAAGTCTTTAAGGCTTCCTTGGTCTCTACATAAACCGTTACTCATGCATATATATCCAGTGAATATAGTAGATTCTCCAAAATTGGTGAAACCTTTCTTATTCACTAGGATGGATATTATGCATGAATTGAATACCACCTTACTTTCTAAACAATGTCGAGAATGTAAAGTGGATTATATTCGACTCTTCCTGAGGACAGAAATCCGAAGGAGGAAATCGATAAAAATATATATACATTCATTATGGATAGCGGGTATTGATACCCCTCATTTAAATGAGGAGTACAAACTCATAAACAAAATGGATGCATCTACCTTGGATGATTATATTAATTTACAATCTTACCAGGCGATAGAATATATATTAAGGATAAATAAAGATTCAAAGTGGGGTTATCTCCCTGACGAGAACCTTTCCTTCATATATTCAATTCGAAGGGCAACTCCTGCGCCCCTCTTGATGGAACCATTATATTTATTAAAACATATGACGGAACCACATACATGTGTTATGCCTATGGAGGTTATAACTAACATGTGTGAAGAATTCTTAGAAAAAAGGATTGTTGACGTTCAAGAACGTTCTTTACCCTCCTTTGCTTCTAATAAAAGTGTACTCGAAAGTCCCCGAACACATGGTGGTCGGGATCGAGTATCCACTTATCACTTACATTATTATACTGAATTAGCTGATGAGTCAGAATTTGTCAAATCAGTTAAAGAAAGTTTTGTTTGTGATGATCCTTTTGATATAAGTACAGCTGTTCCCTCTGTTGAGGTTTTACCATCTGTACCTATACCAAGTGCTCGTGAAGGCGAACCAAAAGCATATTATAATCCCGTAAATTGGGAACAAAAAAATGTTGATTTGGTAACACAGTTCCGAGCAGAATCTCAAGCTAGACAGATTGATTCTGCTAGATTGATAGTATGTGCATATAGTATGATGAAGCAATTAAAAAGGCTTCCCTATCTATTTGCATTAGACATACCGGAACGAGGAAATAAACACCGCGTTCCGAATATACCAGAATGGCATAATGTAATCCTTGCGGAATACTTAGGCGAATTAGGTTTTGCAGCAATGAATAGGTTAGCTCCTCAGACATTTCGTCGAATGGAACCCCTACTCCCTACATCACCTTATTTTTATTCTGGTGATTATTCTAGTGCAACTGATCATGTACCACATGATGTTGCATTAAGAGTATGGGAAATTCTATTAGATAGAATTAAATTACGATTTGGCGATAAGAATCTACATTTAGAGATTCTTAGACACTTAATCCAACCCCATATTATCTTTTCAGATACAACTATCCGAGAGAAATTCATTGAAGATTTCAGTGAATTTGATCCTGACTTCCGAACTCCAATTCAAGTTAAGATGGCAGAATCATTAAGACTCGTGGATAGATATATTCTCGAAAAAGATATCCAAAGTATGGACGAATATCCTACCGAAGATATCAAGATAACAAAGATAAAAGTCACTGAACCAGTGGATTTAGCACCTGCTGATTTTATTCCTCTATTAGATAAATCTGTTAAGATAAAACTTAACAGCCCTAAGAAGAAGAAGAAGTCCCCAGAACCAATTGATTGGAGCTGTGGAGAGTGTTCTAATATCAATGCTATCGATGAATTATTTTGTTTAGATTGCGGAGAACCTAAACCTAATAAAGATTACCTCAATGTAGATGAAGATACTTGGAATAGATATGAATCTAACCAAGATGCTACAGAAGAGGATTTAGACATGTTTTGGGGGGGTGAAGTCCCTCACGAAACGATCAAAGATTACATTTTTCCTACTAAAATGGAGGAGAAATTTAAAGAAGTTCATGTATCGGAAGAGGAAAACCTCAAAGGTTCGACCTTATGGTCAACTAATCTAAGGAGATTCCGCTTCGCTTATGAGGCTGAAAAAGATTTTATCCTTATAAAAAAGATACATGAAGCTCGAAAATCAACATCCCGAAATATTATAAAAATATTTCGAGATGATTATTATACAATCGATCCCTCAATTGGTATTACTACTAAAAAGGGGATTCACATGTGTTATGGGATTTCTTTTGTGGCATTAACCATAATAAATGGCCTAACACATATGTCGTATAATAACCTTTGGAAAATACCTACATTTGTCTTATGTGGTGATGATAATACATCAGGACACAAAGATAAAAAATCAATTGACGAGCTTGTTAGTAAACAAGTAGCAATTGGTTTTAAGTTACAACCAAAGAAATGTTATCGTTCTATGCGTGGCTATGTCCATGCAGAACAAATTTATGTTAAGAAGATAGGAACTAGGTCTATGACCAAACTTCCTCACTTTAAAGCTCGGATATTATTTCCGGACAATAAAGGTAATCATTGGGTTACTATGCCGAACACGGTTTATCATGATTTTAAACAATATGAAGCTTCGACACCCTTTATTACACGAGTATATTCAATGATATACTATCTATATAAACATAAATATAATGAATGTATTAATGCAGGAATTAATATATTCGATAATTCTCCTTATCCTATGTTCCCTTTTAGGCTATTTCCAATTAAGAATAATTTTCTCCTTCAAGCTTGGCTTGACGGAAAATTTTCTGAAATTAGAAATTTATTTCAAGTAAAACAAACTGAGGTCCTCGATAGGACCCCAATTCGTAATTTTATTG